AATCTTTAGCGAACTTCAAAGCACTATTCAGGGAAAAATACTTTTGTTCTGGCTGGCTGAATGGTGTTGCAGTAGTATTGCTCATGGCTATTTGTGTTTAGTTCCAGAGCGTTTCTTTATCGCTCTACGAATAACATAAGCCTAACATTTGTTATTTACAAGCAGTTTTCAAATCCGTTCCGCACATGTTTTACATATTTAAGTGCAAGACGCAACTTAAATATGTGCTTAACTCTTTTCCGTCGTTTCTTTTATCAAGGTTAACCGCGGATTTGAACCGCTCCCAATAAATATTTTTATTCATTTCTTTCCCCTTTTTAGTTAAAAAACATTTTGTGTATTTAAATGAAATGTGTATTATTCTTTTGTGCCAGACAATAGCCGAACATAAGCCAGACAATAGCCGAACATAAGCCATACAAAAGCCATGAAAATCAAGTTCGACAACAGAAAGATGAAGGGGATTTTCCCGCGTGTTCGTGACCGGCTGGAATCGAGAAAAGGAGTCGTTTACTCAGTCAACGCAGTGATAAAGCGGTTCCATCTTGGAGATTCGCAGGTGATGGAGGAGTATCGAGCGGTTTACGGGAAAATGCTCAGAGATAAAAAACGGGAAGAGTTGAAGCGGGAAGAACTGAAGAAAGAGATCAGTCAAATACAAGAGGAGGAAACTGAAGGAGTCGCAGCATGTTGATAGCCGGGATTATCGTGTTCGTATGGAGCGCTGTGTGGGCTTATGCGACGATGGAATCAAAGCCTCATATCAAAAACGATCAAAACATGGGAGAGGATAATGAAGACTATACGGACAATCAAGGTAGGGCTGACTTTAATCATCATAGGGCTGATGCTTGCACCGACAATGATAAACGCGGGATCCATGACCGCCAGTAAGGCGGGTATTTTTGTCGCATTTATCTCACTATTGCTTCAAGTGTTTGAGGTGATTTTTGAGGATGCTCCTGTTTACGAAGAGGGTGAGGATGAAGGGATGTATTCAATTTAATGAACAATCAAAACAAAGGAAACATCATGTCAGACGAAATCACAATTAACGGCGAAGTTTATGTAAAAAAGATTCCATTAACGGACACTGTAAAGCATGTGCTAGTTCGCACATATTCTGCGGGAGTGCATTTCGGCGAGTTGGTAAAGAGAGAAGGACAAGATATCGAGTTACGCAATGCAAGGCGTATCTGGGCATGGAAAGGAGGAAACACATTGTCAGATATCGCGGAAAAAGGTCTCAAATACGGAAAAGAAAGCAAAATTTCTCTGACTGTATCATCAATAATTCTTACTCAGGCCATTGAGATTATGCCAATTTCAGCTTCAGCTTTAAAAAATTTGAGCGAGGTGGCAGAATGGACGGTATAACCTCTGGCTATGGCTATGGCTATGGCTCTAGCTCTGGCTCTGGCGATGGCTCTGGCTATGGCTATGGCTCTGGCGATGGCTCTGGCTCTGGCTCTGACTCTGGCTCTGGCTCTGGCTATGGCTCTGGCTATGGCTCTGGCTATGGCTCTGGCTCTGGCTCTGGCTCTGGCTCTGGCTCTGGCTCTGGCGAATAACTAACAATCAAAACAACACGGAAATGAGGAGCGAAATTGTAAAAGTGACTCCAGAGCTTGCTGCGGAGTGGATAAGTAAAAATTCGAGAAATCGCACAGTAAAGAAAGCGGTCGTTGAAGCATACGCGGCAGATATGCTGTCTGGGAACTGGACGGAGACCCATCAGGGGATTGCATTTTTTGAAGACAAAACCCTTGCAGACGGTCAACACAGATTACAAGCCGTGATAAAATCCGGGGTAAGTGTTGATATGCTCGTGACAATCGGTCTCAAAGATTCGTCAAGCATGGCGATTGATACGCACAAAAAAAGAAGCGTAGAGGATAATCTGACTTTATCTGGACACAGCGAGGTAACGAGAGAGATAATTGCGACGATTAACTGGATTTTCAAAATGTTTCAGAACAAAAACGTCAAATGGGGTCGTAGCGGAACCCCGTCACAAGTCTTGTCGTTTTTTGATGCGCATAAAAAAGACGTACTGACTTGCAACGAGATCACGGGAACTGGGCGCGGACTTCCCGCTCCGGCGCGCGCGGCCATCTTGTCCGCGATAATGTGCGAAAAGGATGTTGATAAGCTGGAGCGGTTCTCTTTGATAGCAAGGGGTGCTATGCCATCCGGAGATGCAGAAAACGCACCTTATCGGTTACGTGAGTATATGCTCAGAAACCCGTCAGGAGGAGTTACGCAGCGAATAGAGTTGTATAAGCTTACCGAAAACGCGATAAGCAAATTCTGCAAAAGCGAACCCGTTGGTCATTTGAGAGTAAAAGACTCACTCATCTACATCAAAAAGCTCGACATGAGTTTGTATGGATTTTGAATCGAAACCATTTAATCCCAACTTTGCGAGAGTCGGGATTTCAGAGCAACATCTAAACAATCAAATCTAAAGTAAAAATGGAACAAACGCAAAAAACAACACTCAATGAAATCGTGAATCGGTTTCACAAGGCGGAAGAGCTGATGTTTGCAACCGGCGGAGAGCTTACGCCTGAGATCATGGAACTGCTGGCTGATAACACAGAAACGCTCAATGAAAAGCTGGATAATTACGCGGAATGGATTGGTTACTGCAAGGGTCAGCAAGAGTATGCGAAAGGGCAGGCTGATGAATGGATGAAACGAGCGAAAACTCTATCTAACGCAGTAGAAACGGCCAGAGAGCGCATGACATTTGCGATGGTAGATATTGATGAAACGAGTATAAAAACAACGAGGCACACGTATAGTGTGCGGAAAACAGAGAGCTGGAAGGTGAAGGATGATATCAGCAACCTGACGCAAAAATATCTGGTCGCTAATAAATTGGCAGAGTTTGTTTTCAAACCGTCGATCAGCTCGATAAAGGAGTTCAATAAAGGATTTGATTTGCCAGAATACATCGAAGTGACTTCAAAAAATTCATTGACGATCCGATGAGCAGCTACGATCGGATGCTCAACCAACAAATGAGCACGTCTTTCTGGGGTGCAAGCAGCTTCCAACAGCGGTTTAAATCTCATATGGAAGACCAGAACAAGACAAGAGAGCAGGCTGACGATATCGAAACAACCAAACAAGGGCAAAACGATGGCACTGATAACGAGTGAGGCGACAAATGAGCTTTTCACTGCTATATCAAAAGCTCAGTCATTGATGAATAACGCAAAAAAGGCGAGTGACAATCCTTTCTTCAAGTCAAAATACGCGGATCTGTCGGATGTATGGGACGTAGCGCAAGGGCCTTTAACGGCAAACGGGCTTTGCGTAATACAGGGAGCGGAATCTGAAGGTGATTCCGTAATCGTTTCTTGCCGTGTTTGCCACTCGTCAGGGCAGTGGATAGAGAGTTCTTTACGGCTCGTCCCGACAAAACGCGACCCTCAAGGGATTGGTTCCGCGATTACGTACGGCCGGAGATACCTTCTCGCTTCCATGACGGGAGTAGTTACCGATGATGATGACGGCAATGCTGCTTCTGGAAACAAAGAGGGTGGCGCGAAAAAATCCAATGGAACGAATCCATCAACTCACGCAACTGGTCAAATCTGCACAGAAAAGCAGGTGGAATTAATCCGAAAGGTTTACAAGAGTCACGTTGTAACCCAGATTGAGAGAGATCGAATTGAAGCGAAGATAGCCGATGGTTCAGCAGATGGTTCGGCGATAATCAAATGGCTGGAAAATGAAACGGCATCTCGAAAAGAAGTCGAAAGACAACAGTCCGAAGATGCAGCAAAAGAAAATCTTAAATCGGATGGTGTAATATGACGATAGCGGAATATATGGAAGATGCGAGGAAGACAATGAATTTTCTCGGCTATTCCGAAGACGACATTAGAGCATTACAAATCTTGATTCCGATGCTCGATGAAGAGCAAAATGAAAGATTAAGACGATTTATCAATTCCTTGTCGATGGTAAAGAGAGAAAGAGTTGCTGAAATCCATTCAAAAACATTAGACATTTTTTAATATGAGCAATGAAAACGCAGTAGGAAAAGTATATCGGCAGTTTACTCCACTCCAGGACATACATTATGATTGCAAAGCAAACGCCAATCCAGTAACCGTTATAATCACTGATGGGAAAGGATTTATGCCTCAAGATGATATTGATGAGATGTATCGTCTACTTGGATTTCCCGCTCCCGCAAAAGCAAAGACTGATGTATCGATATATAACTTCAATGAATTCCAACCTAACAAGATGCGATTTAAGCAGGGACGAAAACTGAAGACTATGGAAACATTCCTTGGTGAGGTTGAGAGATTCCCTTTACCTGATGACGAAATATCTTACGAAGACATCACGCACCGCGAATGCACGGTAAGCGGTCGGAACAGACTGACCTTCAATAGAAAATGCCAAGCTCTTTACTATCCAGGCAGTTATTTCCTTGAAGATATAAGGGGTGAAAAAGAGAAAATTGCGGCGATACTAAACAATGAAATACGTAGGCGAAATGCGTCAAAATGATTCCGGGCAGTGGCGACACCAGGCAGCCATCATCTACGTGAGCGCAGGTACTGGATGTACGGAAGATGACCGCCGGGTTGGGTGGGCTGGCGGTCATGAAGAGGCCGAGAAGATATGTGTGGCGCACAATCAAGAGATTGAAAAACTAAAAACAAAACAATGAAAAAGCGCATAAACGCAAAGGACAAGCGCATAAGGGAACTTGAAGAAAAGATTCAAGTCGCGCAGGATTTTATCAGCTGCCGTGACGCATGGGCGGGTGAAGATGATAGTGAAGATTTTCCATTCAACGAAATGAACTACAAAAACCATGCATTGCCCGAGGATTTTCACGTTTCAAAGGCAGTTCAAGAAGCTAATTTTTTATGTGAAACACTCGTCATACATGTGGAGTTTTTGGAAGTAAAGCGCATGACGAAACACATCACAAAAGAGACCGGAATCTATAAAGTAACGGTGGAGAAGTTATGAGCGACATACACGAAACTGCGATATCAATTCTCGGCCCCTCAGAAGCTATTGAAAAGCTACAAGAAGAGACAGGTGAATTACACTTTGCAGTGCAGCGATATGCGCAGGGAAAAGGGGATGCTTTATCAGTGATTAAGGAGCTGGAGGACGTGTTATTTGTCTATCAGCGAGTACAAAAGATATGGCTTTTTGAGAGAGATATTCAAGGCTTTGACGCTTCTGAACACAGAAAACAGGCTGGAATTAAGCTTGCAAAAACGATAAACGATAAGATTAAGATGGAGGAAAAGAATGATTGAAATCCCTACTCGGATTTACTGGATCGTTGTTCCAATCAGCGGATTTTATCATCGGATTTTCTACAGCTATTACCTCGTCCCGATGCAGGACGGTTTATACGTATTTAACACTCTAAACTAAGATCATGATTCACTTTATTTTGCTTCCAATTTATAGCTCTGAGTGGAGTTTCGAGCGCAGGAAACACCGCTATCATACGGTTTATTCGTGGTGGCGGTTTTGCGTAATTGTCGATAAATCGAGGCGCATATCATGACTGTATCAATGATGACAGTACAGCGGAAGAAATCCCTGTTCGATACTACCGTGCAGGAAAAGCGGTCACAAACAGCAAAGATCAACCGAGCGCACGGCAAGCAAGCCGAAGAAATCGCCATGGACGCACTGCGAAAAATTGGCTTTAAATGTGTCGAAAAGATTGAAACCGGATTCACGGTGATCAGGTCAGGCAAGAAGATTACAGGCGCGTTCCCGGTGCGAAGAGTCACCGGGGACATTCGCGCTATCGGACACGGTGGACAGGCGATTTATTGCGAGTGCAAGTTTCGGGAGGACAAGCTGAAGTGGTCAGACATGGAAACGCACCAACTGAAAGCTATGGAAGATGTCACAGAGGCCGGTGGCGCCGCTTTTCTGGTATGGGTGGCATGTTTGAGCCCTGAACGCGTTTATTTGCTTCAGTGGCCGTTTAACGTGCTGAAAAAGGGCCGGGCAATCACAGAACAAGAAGCCGCTGATCTTGAGTCGTCGGAGTATTTCGGATTTGTTGAGGGATGTAAAGGATAATTTTGTACATTAAGGAAACGGAAGGCCAGTTCCGATTTAAAAATTTTGCCCTTTTGTGAAAGACAACCCTGGCCGGTTGTCGAGTAATGGAAGGGCTTTTTTATTTGTGGGGTAAATATGGATTACGAATCATTTTTAAGGGGTAAAATACGAAGGCATACGAAATCAGGGTTTGATGTTGCTGATGACACCCTGAATGGCATGCTGAAGGATTTTCAAAAGCACATAGTGAAGCGGGCTATTTTATCAGGTCGCCATGCTTTATTTACCGACACAGGAACCGGAAAAACTTTTATGCAACTTGAATGGGGGCGGATTGTTGCTAAAAGCCAAAACGGGCCCGTTCTTTTGCTTGCTCCGTTGGCTGTCACGGGTCAGACGATTGATGAGGCTAATAAATGGGGCATAGTTGCTGAAGAATGGTCAACTGCAAAGCAAAACGTTATCCACGTAGCAAATTATGAGCAGCTTGATAACATTGATTGTTCAAAATATGTGGGCGTCATTTTGGATGAATCGAGCATTTTGAAGAATTTTGAGGGGGCAACAAGGAACCGTATTATTGATACATTCCAACATACTCCATACAAGCTTGCTTGCACAGCGACACCAGCACCAAACGACTATATGGAGCTTGGCAACCATTGCGAATTTTTAAACGTCATGAGCCGGGCGCAAATGCTTGCAATGTATTTTGTCCATGATGGTGGGGACACTGCGAAATGGCGCGTAAAGCGGCACGCTGTTAAAGGGTTTTGGGCTTGGGTAAACTCATGGGCAACCATGATGATGAAACCGTCTGATTTGGGTTTTTCTGATGAGGGGTATGACTTGCCGCCACTCACAATAAAAGAGCATATCGTATCAACAGCAAAGCGGGATAATGGGCGCTTATTCAACGATGATGCGGTAAGCGCTACAACGTTTAACCATGAACTACGAGAGACCGCAAAAGAGCGCATAGAGTTGGCTGCAGAAATTGCAAATAGCACAGATGATCAAGTCATCGTTTGGGTTAAGCACAACGCCGAATCTGATATGGCTTGCAGGTTGATACGCGGTGCGGTCAGTGTATCGGGAAGCGAAGAGCCTGAAGTCAAAAAAAGAAAATTACTCGGATTTGGGAAAAAAGATTTTCGGGTACTTGTCACAAAACTGAAAATAGCATCTCAAGGCATGAATTATCAATCGTGCCATATCGAGGTTGTAGCAAGCCCTGATTTTAGCTTTGAGGGATTGTACCAAGGAATAAGAAGATGTTACCGCTACGGGCAGGAATCAGCCGTAACTATCCATATAATATCTGCCGACACAATGGGAAATATTATGAAGGCACTCAATCAAAAAGAAACGGAGTTCAAAGCTATGCAAAAAGAGATGAGAGTTGCGGGGGCGTTTTCTGGAAGTTCGATACTTAATCAGTCAGAATGTGCTGAAGTAATTGATAGTGATGACTACAAAATAATGCGCGGGGATTGCGTGAAGATGATTGAAAATGTTCCTGATGCAAGTGTTGGTTTTTCGGTATTCAGTCCTCCATTTGCTGATCTTTACACATACTCAGATCATATTGAGGATATGGGAAATAGCCTGAACTATGATGAGTTTGTGCGCCATTTCTGGTACCTTGTCAAAGAACTGAAGCGGGTAATTATTCCAGGCAGAAACATTGCCGTGCATTGCATGGACTTGCCAATTCAGAAGGGAAAAGAAGGATATATTGGGTTGCGTGATTTCTCAGGAACTATATTAAAAGCGTTTACTGAAGCAGGGTTTATTTACCATTGCCGGGTGACAATATGGAAGAACCCTGTGACAGAAATGCAACGAACAAAGGCGCTTGGACTCCTGCATAAGCAGCTTAAAAAGGACAGTACAATGAGCCGTGTCGGGAGCGCTGATTATCTTTTGGTTTTCCGTGATGACCGTGAAAGCGTAAAGCCGATAAAACAAGATATCCCTGTTGATTTGTGGCAGGAATATGCCTCTCCGGTATGGATGGATATTTGCCAGTCAGATACATTGCAGCGAGAATCCGCGCGGGCTGAAAACGACGAGAAACACATTTGCCCGTTACAACTACCAGTAATTGAAAGATCAATAGCATTATGGAGCAATGAAGGCGATACGGTATTCACCCCGTTCATGGGTATTGGTTCTGAAGTGTATCAGGCAGTCAAAATGGGCCGGTATGGAATTGGAATTGAGTTGAAAGAAAGTTATTTCGATCAAGCTGCAAAGAACTGCGACAACGCTGCAAAATCAAAAAACCAGATCATTTTATTCTAAAAATAACAACTCAGTTATGCTAACATATGATCAAGCATCAAGAGAACACGGGTTTACAGAGCGGCACAGGGTGGCAGAATGAGTGACATTCAATCATGGCAAAGTGCCGTCAAAACCGCGGAACAACGCGTGGCCGGGCAAAGTGGGCGCTATATCGGCCATGTACCAGGTTTACGCTCTCGATGACCACAAGAAGCACATGCCGGTATTTATGGGTTTGATTATCGTAAAATCGGTGATAATTTTAAATTAAATCCTTTACAGTAATCGGCAGGAATGTTATATTGAGAGAATAGGTGTCGCAACCTAAGAACCAACACTAACCAATTATGAACGCACTTTATACCGGAATGAGTTTCTACCAGCTCCCGCTGGAATGGTTCACTCTTTGCGACCTGGTATAGGTGCGTTCTTTTTTTTGGAGACCAAAATCATGAATACAGATCACAAAAGCATTTTTGATTACCTTGTAAGCTGCCCTGATTTCGCTGGGTTTACGATGATCGGCTTTTACAATATATCGGAGGCGTCCATAAGAAAAGCTTATGCCATATACAAAGATACAGGACATGACGCCCTTCAAGAGCACTCCGCAATAACTTACCTTCTTTGGGATTTGCCGGGAGTCGGACTTCCTGGAAAGAAATCTGTAAAAGATTTTTTTGCAAATCATCAACCATCACTTGTAGATGCGATACTGCAAAGGGAAACGCATTGGCCGGAGCTTATTGACGAGTCCGCCAAAGATCGTCTTGAAGCCTTAGTGGTAAGTGCGAGATACAGTGGACGCCTTAATCGCAAAAAAACCACAAGGAAACGGTAATGGCAAGGCCAACGAAGCAAGGGATTGATTATTTCCCTATGAATTGTCACATGTCGGACAAGATAGAAGCGGTCGAATCTGTTCATGGTAACGATGGTTTTACTGTGATTATCAAGGCGTGGCAGGTTCTTTATCAGTCTAATGATGGTATGCTTGATTGTTCGGGAGTTCTACGGCGAAAAACTCTTGCAAAAAGGTCAAATATCACTGAAGAACTATGGGTAAAAATAATTGAAACTTGCATTGATGCTGAATTGTTTGATCGTGATTTATGGAAATCAGGTATGGTTTTGCGGTCGAATGGTGTTGTTAATCGTATGGAAAAGATACTTGACGAGCGCAGAAAAGGTCGTGAGAGGGCTGCAAAACGATGGGATAGTAGTTCTACGCCGAATAACTATACAGAAAACGATGAGATAAATGATGCAAAGGGAAAGGGAAAGGGAAAGGGAAAGGAAAATGAAAGTAAAGAATCTTTAAGAGAAGAGTGTCCAGAGATAAAAAAATCACAACTACCGAATGCCTTTCACTCTTCTCCTCATAAAGATGAGGCTGTTAATTTTGCGAAATGGTTTCGTGATAACCTGGCTCCTCAAAGTATCACCGTTACCGACAAAATTCTTGACGATTGGGCTTATCAGTGGTATCTCCTCAGGGAAGTTGATAATAGGTCAGACGTGAAAGAGGTTTGTGCAGCCATACAATGGGCAAGAGGTGACTCGTTTTGGAGTAACAATTTTTTGACACCGATGAAGCTCCGGACAAAAGACAAAAACGGTGTGA